CTCGGCTTTTAGCGTTTTGTCGGATAGCAATATGCTACCCATCTTTGCCCCGTTCTTAAAGAAACTCGCCAAATCATCCTGGAGGGCAATCGCCAAACCTATTGTATTCTTAGCCAGGGTCGTGGTATCGAATCCCAAAACGCCCGAGCTGCTCAGTCCCTTGACATGCAGAATCCTAGATCGCTGAACCTTTTTGCCATCAACCAGGTAATCAATCTCGTTTGTGACTGGATGAATCTGCAAGTTCATGTCGCTTGGCTCGATGGGCATCATCTGCCGGACATTCCCGAGACCGTCTCGGCTTAACAGGGCATATGCATTGCCTCTTAGAGTGAGATTGCTGACAATGGCTCCAATGACCTCACTTGTGGTCATGCTTTTGGCAGGATTCAGCGTTAGGAGGTCGTACAACGGATGATTGTAGGCCTTCACCTTATCGCCATTGTCGCTATGCTCATAAATGCATAGAGGCAGGCTTGAGATCGCCTTTGAGATGACATTTACGCATGCATACACCGTTGAGACGCCCAAGGCGGTGACGGGAGTTACTTTAACTCCCGAGGACGCCAATCCGCGAAAGAGAGCGTCAACTAGCCATTCGTCGGGCGATGACAAATTGTTTTGCGGCTCGTCTTTAGATTTTCTACGGAATGGATTACGCATGATGCATCTATAGTAATATTACATGACTTTAGAGACAATTGACTAAATATTTTACAAATTATTTATAAGTTTGTTTTTGACATATTCAAAGCAGGTGAAAGCCTCGCAAACGTATGACCTATTCAACAGAAACATCCATTTTCATTGGCAATCGCCGGGAGGTTCACTCATGATTGCCTTAATCCTTGCCCTGATTGCCGTAGAGAGCGGCGGTGACCAAAACGCCGTAGGCGATGCAGGAAAGGCCTATGGGCTCTTGCAGATGCATTCTGCCTATGTGCAGGATGCGGCTGAGTGGGCTAATAAGGATTGGACGCATGAAGATGCTTTCGATCCCGCAAAAGCCGAGAAGATCTTTATGGCGTACATGGATAGGTACGCCAGAGACCACAAGCGGCCAGAAGGCATGAGCCGAGAAGAGTTCATAAGCCGCATTCACAACGGTGGGCCTACGGGCTATTTGAAGGAGGCGACGATCCCGTACTGGAAAAAAGTTAAAAAACACTTGACCCACAATGCCAGATAGCCAGGATGAAGACTGGTTTTGGTTACTATCGCAGCCGTCCTCCTTCGCGGGAGGGCGGTTTTTTTGTGTCTAAACGTAAATTTGCGGACCTTCGTCTTCAATGCTGTCCTGCGATCTGGCAATCGCCATTCCGAGGGCTACCATCGGGTCAATCTTCTCTTTTGAGCGTTTTTTGTCCATTTTCCGGTTTCCTGCGGGATCTGTGGCCAAAATCGTGTTTGAACACGCCCAAGCCAGTACCGGATCGCCATTATGCTGCATTTTCTTGCCAAGTAATAGCCTTTCTAGGCCGCAAACAGCGTCATTCATGCTGATAAATCCTTGCCCAAACGGGACAAGCTCGAGCGATTCGTTATAGAGTCTCTGGACAAGCTCGGCTGAGAAGTGTCTATCATACGCAATCTCCTGGATCTCCAGGTGCTCGCTCCACTGCATTATCGTTTCAAATATAGCATCGAAATCAGTCGTGTTGCCATCTGTCGTGACGATATCGCCCTGGTTACGCCAAACGGCATACGGAACCTTGTCATGCCTGGTTCTTTTCTCTATATCGTCGTTCGGGATGAAATGCTTTCCCCATATCTTTAGCGGCTCGTCGGGATCAGTCTCAACTACAGCTACTACGGAAGATATGTCGCGAACCCGGGCTAGGTCGATCCCTATCCACGCCTTGCATCCTTGCAAGTCTTCCCATACATAGTCGCCCTTTAGCTCGTCCCAACGCTGAGAATCGATCCACTGGTCGAAGGCCTCGATCCATACATCCAATTGCTTCGTCTTGAAATCCAAGACTTTCTGAGGAATTTCCCTGGCTACGTCCACTAGGGCTGTCATGTAATCCAGATTCTTGCTTACACCTAGATTGGGATTCGCCTTGGGCCATACGCTCGGGTCATCCCACTGGTCTCCCTCATCGATGGTATAGTTTAAGTAGAAGTAATCATCCAACTCGACAATTCCCTCTAGAACCTTCTCGCCCAAGTCTTTTTGCTTCATGGCTGGCTTTTCCCTGCCAAACTCGCCAGCAGTTGAGATCTTGGCATATAAGTAGTTTGGCTGGCTCCCGAAAGACGAGTTAATCACGTCGTCGAGCTCCGGTCCTTCCTGGCTATGCAATTCGTCAAACACAACTACCGCAGGGTTCAAGCCATCCAGCCGTCGATGATCGGCATGCAACGCCTTGAAAACCGTATCAGTCAGTTTGTTTCTGGTTAGCCAGGTTTGCACATCGAGGATCTCGGACAAGTGAGGAGATCGCTTTATATAGCCGGAAACGTAGTCGCGAAGCAGGGTGGCTTGCCCACGATCCGAAGCAACCGCGAACATTTGCGAATAACATTGGCCATCCTGGACCAGCGACGACAATATTATAGCAGCCAATAAAGCGGACTTTCCGTTTTTGCGGGATACAAATATCATAGCATTCCTGAATCTGCGGCGATCATCCTGATCATATTTCCAGCCGTATATCGACCCGACTATGAAGGCTTGCCAGGGCTCCAGGATAAAAGGGGAACCATCCTCGAGTGTCAGAATGTTTTCGATAAACCCGCAGCGGCGATCCTCTTCATCAAGATCGTAATATACGTCTGATCGCTTCAGGTCGCTTATATGCCTCTCGGCGGCCAGTTTAATCCATTTGCATGCCTGGATCTCGCCCGAGACAATAGACTCAGCATATTCAGTCGCTCGGCTCATCCACTGATTTGGGCAAATTCTTTAGCGTTTCGGCTCTGGGCAAAAACTGAGCCAATGGGTTTTCCTTAGCCTCTGCGATCTTTGGCTGGCCCTGACCCAAGACCGTCTTGCCCAAGTGAATAAGCATTGGAACAGATCCACTCAGAGCCATCTCAATCTGGAATCGCCGAAGCTTTACGTTCAAATTCGCCTTTCCGCGATCCAATGCCAAAACGAGATCCTCGTCTCGCTGTTTCATTCGCACAAATGTTCGCTTCCCCACGCCAATGACTCCGGCGATCTCTTCATCGCTACAGCCAATCTCGGCAAGCTTCTCGATCTGAGCGTAGTCGGTTACAACTTTTTGTGGTCTAGCCATTTTCTCTATTCTCTATCTCCAAGTGACATTCCCTGCAAAGGGCCATTAGGTTAGCCGGATCGAATGCCAGGTTCGGGTTGCTCCTGACCTTGACAACGTGATGCACTTCCTGGCTCGGCTTTAGCGGCCCACCCTTCTTCAAGCACTCCTCGCAGATCGGGCGTTCGCGGCGAATCTGTCTCGAGAGCCTGGTCCACTTGCTGCTGGACCGGATCGACACCGCTTCGACATCCTTCTTGGGCGACTCCTTATACCCGATAGGTTTACCCTTTCGCCTCGAGTGGCTTTTAAGGTTGATTGTTGGCATTACTCATCCGACTCCCAGGCTTTTCTCTGCAACGCATTTACCCAAGTTTCTGGCTTTGACGCTTTTTCGTCAATATAGTTTCGCCAGTCAACTTGTAGCATATCGCACCAGGCCCGAGCCTGATCGGGGGTGAGTTGCTTTATTTCTATTTCTATTTCTTTCATTGTAAACCTCCTCTACTAGTGTGTCCCACTTTCGATTCCAAAACGCACTTCAAATAGGTCCGAATCCCACTTTCGGTACACGAATCCCACTTAAAAGGGTCATCTTTTTTCGCTAAGTGGGAGTCGGACTTTTTTGGTGGAGGAAGTGGGATTCGCACCCACGTCCGTTCGTTATTCGCGAACGTCGAATCTAGGTTTCCCCCTGGTGTTGATTGTGCCTTGTCCGAGGGAGAGCATAGCTCGACTTTTAGGAAAGCCTGGTAAGCTTCCCTCGACGAGGTCTCAAGCCTCGTTGCGTCGCGAGGAGTGAGGTCACTTGTTTGCCTTCTCCGTTCGCCAATCCTCATTGTGCCTTTGCCCTCGGTCGATTTTTGTCGATCTGCATGCGGGTTGAGAAGTCGTCACTCATTGCCCAGGTGCAGCCCCTTTTCGGATTGCCTATCGCTAGACTGGAACCGTCCGGTCGATCCCCACCGTGCTGAAATGTCATCGGGAACAATATGCCCCTATATATTATACACCGATTCAGACCACTTTTGACTAAAACTTTTTTACAAAAATGAAAAATAGGTCGTATTTTTTTCCTGACCTCAGCGACCCGGTCTTTTGTTGTTGCAAATTGGTTGCAATAGCCCCCCGTCTCAACTGAAACTCAGTATCAAAACTGTAAAAAAAATGTAAATGTAAAACGATTGTAAACGTAAAAAAGATGTAAATGTAAAAATTTTACATATGTAAAACGATTGTAAATGTAAAAAAGATGTAAATGTAAAAAAATTTACATATGTAAAAAGTTGTAAAAACGCGGATCCTATTTGCAATCCTGGGTTTTAGGGACAAATCTTTGGGCGTTATGATAACAACCAATAACCCAATAAAAAAAACGATCCTTGAGTGTGGATACGATTCGCAACAGTATGGGATTCAAACCATACACAGGTGCTGGAACGGAAAACCGCTGGGCGAGTGTCCGTTTGACGATTGCGCTGAATTAATTAACCAATAACCAATAATTAAAATAAATATGAACGCAACCTATAAGATTAAAGTCGACATGCAAAAATTCGGCAAACTCGGATATCATGACCTACTAGACGATTGGATGGGGGATCCGCTGCAATTTGATAGCGTAGCAGCTGCGGATTTGTATCTCAAATCCGAGTACAATTGGACGCCTTGCTCGGATGGGTCCATATATGCGCCATCTTCCAATCCGTATTGGCTCAACCATGACCAATACGGGATCCCCGATGCCAAAATCGTTTGCACGGCCACGGGCCGGCAAAACGAATATATTAGAGCGCAAATCCGCGATCTAAACACACCGGATGGAGAACAAGCAACCAATAACCAATAATATGGACATAAAAACAACCATTCCATTTGATTCGAATTCGCAATCCACAATGTCAAATAAGGTTGCGCTCCACGTTGCGCAAATGTGTATTGCGCTTGGTCTCGGTAATTGCATTTGCGAATATTTGCAAAAAGTAATTGCGTTTTTAAAGCTAGATACCGGGAAAAAGAATTCGTGGGGATACCATCTAGAGCGTTTATCTCGCTTTGTTTTAGGCGGGATAGATAAAAACGAAAAAGCGCCGTTTGCGGTTATCAAGAAAAATGGGAACAAAAAGCTCCCGTTTTTCGCTTTTTCATCCTTGCCAATTATAGATTGTCCTGGCGCGGGAGCTTGCAAAACGTTTTGCTATTCATTTAAAGCCTGGCGTTATCCCGCTGCGTATTGCCGACAGTTGCAAAACTCATATCTTATCCGCCATAACTTTGAATATATCGTAAAAGCTTTTAAAGCGCTCCCGCAAAACGCTAAATTTCGTCTTTACGTTGACGGGGACTTCGACTCTTTGCACACATTGCGCGCATGGATGGATTTGATTAAAACGCGGTCTGATGTCCGCGTTTATGGCTATTCAAAAAGCTGGAAACTATTTGTGGAATTGAACGCAAGCGGTTATCAGTGGCCTTCTAACTATCTATTGAATTTATCTAGCGGGAGCAAATATAACCATAAAAGCGGGATTGCGCGAGCGGTTAAGCAATTGCCAATTGTTCGCGAAAAATTCATCGCAATTAAGGTTTCGCGCAATTGGATCGAGACGCGCGCTTACCAGGACAAAACGCGCGAAGGCAGTGCCAGCTATCGGTTAGAAGTAGCGCAAAACGCTAAAAAAGAATATGGCGAACGCGTATTCGCTTGCCCTGGCAATTGTGGCAACTGTTTGCCTAATGGCGATCACGCATGCGGGAGCGATAAAATGCGCGGGATTCCAATTGCTATTGGTATTCACGGATAAAAACGAGCGGGAGCGAGTATTTTCTTGTTCCCGCTTTTTGTCTTAAGAGCGAGCAAAACGAGTTAATATGTGCTCGTTTTGCTCGCTCTTTGACATTCAAGCTTGGTCCCGTGTGCCCTGGTCCCGCGTGCCCTGGTCCCGCGTGCCCTGGTCCCGCGTGCCCTGGTCCCGCGTGCCCTGGTCCCGCGT